GATGGCCGTGGTAGCCAAATAGAGTCAATTGGTGGAGATTCAAAGGGATTCACGGAATTGGATGATATCTACTATTTTGCCAGAAAAATGTATAGAGCATTGAAATATCCTTTATCCAGAGTAACAGCGGGCCAAGAAAAAAGAGAGGCCGATATAACTTTTGGCGGAAGCCAAACAAGTGAAATAACAAGAGATGAAATTAAATGGGCCAAATTTTTAGAACGTCAACAAAGAAAATTTGCCAAAGACCTTTTAAAATTATTTCTCATTCACTTAGATTTAAAAGGCTTAAAAAAATTATATGGATTAAGCGAAAAAAATATTCAAATATGGATGAACTATCCATCAGAATACCGAGAACAAATGTCACAGAATTTCTTGGAGACCAGATTTAATAATTACTCAACCTTAGCGGATAGAACAGAATTTTCCACCTATTACCTTATGAGAAAATACTTAAAATGGACCGATGAAGAAATCATGGAAAATGTTAAGGATATGGAAAAAGATAAAAAATTAGGACTGAAACCAGACGAAGAAGGTGAATCTGGTGGAAGCGGATATGAGGAAGAACCAGAACCAAAGGATGAACCGGAAGAAAAACCGGAACCAAAGGATGAACCAGAAGAACAAAATGGATAATATATAAAGGAGGACAGGGTTAGCTACCTTGGTTAATTGCCTCGATTAATTAACCTCACTCCTATAACAAAAACCAATTGAGGAGGTAAAGTTATAAAGATTTGTTGGGATAACTTGGAAAGACTTAGATACAGTAGAAAAACGGGTAAATGGTATAAAAGAAACTGTACTTACTTATATTATGAAAATTGTTTGTTATGTGATGAACCATATTTTTCATCGGTATATAGTAAATATTGCGGTAGATCATGTTCCCTAAGTGGTAAGAGGCATCCAATGTATGGTAAAAAACATACAAAAGAAACACGGAAAAAGATGTCTATTAAACAATCCAAAACAAATAATCCTAACTGGAAAGGTGGCGTTGAAAAGAAAAATTTACCTCTGTATATAACCTTTGGACCTCAATTAGAATTATATGAGAAAACCAGAAAAACTAATGATAAATATCCATTATTAGAAGTTAAATGTGCCTATTGTGGTAAATGGTTTTTACCGAAAAAATCTGAAGTTAGGAGAAGAATACAATCTTTATTAGGGCAGTTGAATGGTGAATGTAGATTATATTGTTCTGAAGGATGTAAAGAAAATTGTCCTATATATTGGACACAAACAAGATATAAATATCAGGAAATAAATGGAACCTCCAGAGAGGTCCAGCCGGAATTAAGGCAAATGGTACTTGAACGTGATAACTATAAGTGTATAAAGTGCGGATCTGATAATTCATTACACTGTCATCATTTAGAAGGTATTAGATGGAATCCATTAGAATCAGCCGATATGGATGGTTGTATAACGGTTTGTAAGGATTGCCATAAAAAAATCCATCAGAAGGAAAGTTGTGGATATAATGATATGAAATGTATTTAAATAAAGGAGGAATAACATGGGAATTATTATAGCATTTGTAGCGGGTATAACGGTATCATCAGTAGTTTGGTTTTTTGTATGGAGAAATAACAAAAAACTACTTGAAAACGCGGTCAATAAGGTAAACGGGTATGTAAACAAAACAGGATTATAAGGAATTTAATATAAAAAATATAAATATATACAAGGAGAATAAATAATGCCAGTAGATAAAGAAAAAATAAAAGCCGCTTTAGATTCCTTTGAAGAGGATTCCTTTACGGATGCTAAAGATATTTTAAAAGGTGAAATATCTAAGCATAGAGATGGTTGGCTTAAAGATAAACTGGAATTACAGAATGATATAAATCCAGTAAAAAACGAGGAGTAAAACATAAGGAGGACAGAGGGTAGCTCCCTTGGTTAATTGCCTCGATCAATTAACCTTACTCCTATAACAAAAAACCAATCGAGGAGGTAATATTATGAAAATTTGTTGGGATAATTTGGAAGGACTTAGGTATAGTAAAAGGACAGGTAAGTGGTATAAAATAACAAAAAAGGGAAAAACATCAAACGCATATCATTATGTGGAAGAATGTGAAACTTGTAAAGAGCCATTTTTAATGTTTATAAACAATAAGGGCAGGTTTTGTGATAATAAATGTTCAAAAAAAGGTAAAAATAATCCATTTTATGGTAAAAAACATTCTCAAAAAACAATTGAAAGTTTTAGAAAAAGAATAGTCACAAACGAAACACGAAAAAAGATGAGTAAATCAGCAAAGGAGAAAAACCTCACAGATTTACATAAATTGAATATATCAAAAAGTATGAAAAAATTAAGGCAAGATCCTTTATCTATTTTTAATACTAAAGAGTATAGAAAAAAATTATCCGTAAATAATTGTATGAAAAACAAAGATGTTGTTGAAAAAGTTATAGATAGTAAAAGAAAAAATGGAACTATAAATCATTCCGAAGAAACTAAAAGAAAAATGAGTAAGGCAAAAAGTAATAGGTATACAGGAAAATGTATACCATTATATAATACCTATGCACAACAAATAGAATGGTGTGAACCTGTTAGGAGAAACCAAAAAGATCCTAATGTTTTGGAAATTAAATGTACCTGGTGCGGAAAATGGTTTGTACCTATACTTATCATGGTAAAACATAGAATACAATCTATTAAAGGTAATTATAAAGGAGAAAACCGTTTCTATTGTTCGGATGGATGTAAACAGAATTGTCCTATTTATGGCAAAAAACCTGTAACGTTAATGAAAGAAGATGCAATAAGAGCAGGAAGACTATCATGGCTTGAATTAAACCGTGAGGTCCAACCACAATTAAGGCAAATGGTGTTTGAAAGGGATGGATGGAAATGTATTAAATGTAAATCTACTGAATCATTACACTGTCACCATATAGAAGGTATTAGATGGAATCCTTTGGAAAGTGCTGATGTTAATGGTTGTATAACGGTTTGTTCAGACTGTCATAAGGAAATCCATCAAAAGGATGGATGTAAATATAATGATATGAAATGTAAGGAGATATAAAATGGCAAAACTTATAACGGAAACAAGTTATGATTTTGAAATAACAGAATCTAAAACTAAAGGACACCATATTGTTGGTATTTTTAGCTCCGCGGAAGTTGAAAATAATAATAAAAGGAGATATAAAAAGGATATATTGGAAAGAGAAACCAAAAAATTAGAAGAAAAACTCTTAAATAAAAGGCTTTTCGGAGAATTAGGACATCCTCAAAATCCTGAAATAAATTTGGATAAGGTAGCAATATTAACCACAGATTTACAATGGAAGGGTAGCGATTTATATGGTAAAGCCAAAATACTAGACACCCCTATGGGAAACATCGCTAAAACTTTAGTGAAAGAAGGAAATCTTGGTATATCTTCTAGAGGACTGGGAACCGTGTCGGAAGAGGGGTATGTAAATGAAGATTTCCAGCTCCTTACATATGATTTAGTTTCAGATCCTTCAAATCCCGGGAGCTGGATCAATGGTATATTGGAAGGACAAGAATTCATAATGCCAGGAACGAAAAAACCAGAACCTACCATGGATGAGGCCAAGGAATATTTAGAAAAAAGAATTTGGCAAGTATTAGAAAACATAGGCTAAAAACACGAAAAACAATAGTAGTTTTTATAAATAATAGTATAGAATATAATTAGGAGGAAAATCAATGGATAAACTTTTGGAAATGTTAGGTGTTGGTAAACTTGATGAAGCCGCACAAACAAAGATAAAAGATAAATTACAAACAATTATAGAAGTAAAAGCAAAAGAACTTTCTCAAAATAGTCTCAAAGAAGAAAAAGAAGCCCTTATTGAGACCTATGAAACAAAATTTGAGGAATATAAAGATGAAATTACTTCAAAGTTTAGTAATTTTCTTGACTCTGTTATAGATGAAGAAATGGTAATTCCTGAAAAAATTCAAGAATATGCCAGAAAGGGTGAATTGTATGATGATTTGATTGAACAATTTAAAATTAGATTATCAGTTGATCAAGGACTTTTAGATGAGGAAGTTAAAGGATTATTGAAAGAAGCGAAAGATGAAATCGTTTCACTCCGTAGTGACCTTGATAAAAAAACAGCCAAAGAACTTGAATTAATGCAAGATGCACAAGAAATGGCATCCGAACTTTACATTAAAGAAAAATGTGAAGGTCTTACTGAAGTACAAAAAGAAAGAGTCTATTCAATCTTAGAAGGTATTACTGATAAGGAAGAAATAGATAAAAAATTTAACGTCATCGTTGAAAAAGATGAAGAAGATGAGGACGATAATAAAAAAGACGAGGACGAGGACGAAGACGAGGACAAAAAGAAAGATGAAGGAAAAGGTCATGTAAATGTTGATGATAAAAATAATCTCAACGAAAATGACGATCCTTTTAAAGAGTTCGTGAGAAAAACTTATCTCAAGGTACTCAAAGAAAACAAGATATAAAGAGAGGAGGAGAAAAAACAATGGACGTAAAACAACTTATTGAAAAGTGGTCCGAAGTAATTGATGAAGGAAATCCAATTGCTAATGAACGTATTAAAAAAGCGACCGCCATCATGTTGGAAAACGAGCATAATTATTTAGTTGAAGCAGGAACATCTTGGAGTGGATCCCATTTAGGAACCACAACAGGTACAGGTAGTTATACTACCTCAGGTGTATTTGATAAGATTGCCGTACCTATGGTACGAAGAACTTTCCCTGAATTACTTGCCCATCAAATAGTAGGTGTTCAACCAATGACAGGACCTGTTGGTCTTGCATTTGCTTTAAGATTTACTGGTGGCACAACTAATCTAACTTATGCTGCTGATACTGGTGTAGAACTTGGTTATAATACCATAGATAACTTCTATTCTGGCACCGGCACATATAATGCTACACCTTCAGGTACAGGTATGGCTACAGCATCCGGTGAAGCCTTAGGTTCAAATACAGGTACAGCTGGTACAGTAGGTAGTGATATTGGTCTTGGTATCGGAACAGCCGCAGCCAACCATATCAAAGAAGTAAACATGACAGTAGAAAAAGCACAAGTAGAAGCCGCAACACGTAAGTTAAGAAGTCGTTGGTCTCTTGAAGTTGCTCAAGATTTGAAAGCTATGCACGGTCTTGACCTTGAAGAAGAAATGATGGATATTCTAGCGTACGAAATTACGGCTGAAATTGACCGTGAATTAGTTTATAGGATCGATAGTGTAGCTACAAGTTCAACATGGAACTATACAGCATCGGGTTCCTATAAAGGTCGTTGGGAAATGGAAAGATATCGTGAACTTTATCATTTTATGATCCGTAAGTCTAATGAAATTGCAAGATTGACAAGACGTGGTTCAGCTAACTTTGTTGTTGCTGATCCTGACTGTTCAGCGGTTCTTGAATCATTGGCTGACTTCACAATTGCTCCAGTTCCATCAGATGTAACAACAGCGGTAACGGGTGTTGCAAGACTTGGATCTCTTGGTGGTAGAATGACTGTATATCGTGATACGTTTACATCAACGGATCAAATGATATTAGGATACAAAGGGCCAAGTGAGTACGATACAGGAATTATTTACTTGCCTTATATCCAATTATTGGCCGCAAGATCAACATTTGAAGACTCATTCCAACCATCAATTGGACTGATGTCCAGATATGCTATCCACAGCCATATCTTTGGGGCGGCAAATTATTATCAAAAGATCACGGTTACAAATTTACCAAGCTAACAACCCGGTAAAAATACTGTATAATAAAAATTGAGGGGGCCTTCTTTTGAAGGCCCTTTCTTATTAGTCACGTCTCATAACAAATTTATAATTACCACAATCCCATATCTTATACCAATCATCCATAGGATTAAATATATCTAAAATACGTTTATATTCCTTATAAAAAGACTTCTGGTAAAAATACCAACAGTTTGGTTCTGTATCTTCTAATTCTTCAAAACTCATTTTTCTATATAGATTTCCATTACTCCATCTTTTATCAACAAAAGAGTAAATCTCATTCCATTCATAATTCCTTTTAAAGTATTCCAATAATTTTTCTGCTATACCAGTTATATTACAAGAAGTTGAAAACTTATTTAATTCCCATATATCAGATTGTTCTTGTTTAGTAAAAGTCATTACAGCCACCAATTTATTTTCATGGTAGGCTCCTAATCTTATTGAAGACGTAATATATCCTTGGATATGAAATTTATCAATGAATATCTTTGCCTCTGTTGTTTGTACGGGATATATTTTACATTTCCTTGCATATATTTTTCCATCGGAACCTTTGTTTAATATATGTTTTAATTTATTTTTCACAACATTTTTTTTCTTATACCATTCATCCTCAAATATAGTTATAAGTCTGTAACCTTTTTCCTTACACATATTAAATTTATTTAAGTGATAATTTTTGTCCTTACCTTTTTGTTCTGAATGCCAAAATAAACCACAATATTCTATTGCTAATTTTTTTGAAGGAATAACTATATCTAACTCTAATGGTTTGATAATTATTCTATCATTTGTTATCATGTCACTGGCCAAACTTTGGATATAGTTTTGTATTTCATATTCTCCTTTTGATATATGAGATGAACATTTTCCACATCTATGTCCTAATATCCAATTTGACCATGTTATATGGTGTTTATGTCCTAAAGGACATATATAGGGCATTTTTATGGCATTATTAATATAATCTTCTTCATTTATAAGAAGAGTATATCCTTCTTCACTAAAAGAATTTTGTATTTTACTAAACATAACCTTTTGACACTTATTACATCTTATACCACTGTTCCATCTACCCATAGAAGTTTTAAATTTATGGCCTCTTTTACACTCTATTTCTATGTTATGTCCTACATTCCCTCTTTCTGATATAGTAGTTAATAATTTAAAACCTTCCTTTTCTATAATCTCTTTTATTTCATTATAAGATATTTTATTATGGATAGTTTTTCTTCTTGTTCCATCATCTTGGTCCCATGCTTTTTTACAGGCTTTTTGTAACACTTCACTCATATGTTTCCTGTGTTCAGGATCCTTCCATTTCTTTTTAGATGCCTGTGATTGTTTTTCCTTCACATCAGGTCTATTGGCAGTATGTTTATTTCTACAGGGTCTACAGAATTTACCGGATTTTTGTTGATTATAATTCCTGTATGCTTGTAATATACCTATGCCACACTTTTCACAAATAAACCAAATTTTCTTATGTGATCCATTACTTAATTCTTTTATATTACCAAAATCTTCACGCCTTATAATCATATCAAATACTCCTGTATATCTACTCATTAAGCCTATTTATATCATAAAACATATAATTTGTAAATATAAAATAAATAATTTACAAATACCTGAAAATATAGTACCATACCTAATATGAATATAAAACATGAAAAAAATTTAGAAGAAATTAGAAATTTCTTGGATGAAAATGATATAGATTATAGCACCGAATTATCAAATTTTTGTCTATGGTATAATAACCCAGGTGGAAAACGTAAATATGAAATAGAATATGTTCCGTCAGAAAAATATCCAATTTCATATCCTAAATACAATATTGAAGGTGTAAATAAAAAACATTTTTTTGATTTAAGTTATGAGGCGGAACAAAATAATTCATTCAAACTATGGATTAAAGATTTTGAATGGAATGATCCTAAAAAAAAGGATGTTCTAAAGTCTTATATATTACATGCGGCACACAAAACACCCAATAAGTTTTATGCTAGAGATTGTGTAGTGGTAGAAGTTAATAATCAAGAGGCCAGATCATTTGAAGAAGTGAATTGTTTTTATGGAAAAAGAGGTGCAAGTTTAAATTTGGGTTTACGTTTGAAAAAAAATAAAAATGGTTTACATGGCGGTGCATTATTAATGTTATATACATTTGGTAAAAATTTTTTTGGTAAGGAAGATAATATCGTAGAAGTTATTAGAGTTGGCACTATAAAATTTTCCTATGTTATGGGTGGTTCATCTAAATTACTTAAACATTTTATAAAGAACCATAGAAGAATTAAAATAGGTAAAAATATTGTTAAGGTGGATTATTTGAAATTCTATTCCGATTATGATCATAACTTAGGTGGTAGTATGGATAAATTAGGGTTTGAATTTAAATGTTATTCAGAAGGTGGGTTTATTAATTATTGGATAGAAAAAAATAAAATTAAAAATAGAGAACCTATGAACCATAAGTGGGTTATGGAACAAATGAAATTGGGTAAAGTTCTTGCTGTCCCAAATGCCGGAGTTAAGGTATTCATTTTAAATTTACAAAATATAAAAGAAGAAGAAAAAAAATCCAATCACACAAATATATGGTTCCATTCCTATAAATAAGTTTACATATAAATAAAAATAATATGTAATTATAAAATATAAGAAGTTTAGTGGAGAAATTATGTCGGATATAGATAGAGACACATTATCGGAGGAGTTCAATTTAGATCCCACCAATAGGATTGAAGTATTGGGACCAGAAGAAACATTTGAAAGCGAATTTGAAGATTCAGAAGATCCTAATAAAATCCTTATAGATAATATAGATAGAGCCAATAGAATGTTGGACCAAGTAGAAGAAGAACTATTAAATGGTAATTTCTCCGCCAGATTAGTTGAAGTGGCAGGACAGCTTATAAACACTGTTACCAACTCAAGTAAGGAAATATTAACAAGCGAAAACTATAAAAAATATTTACATATAAGAAAAAAAATGTTATTATTACAGAAAGAGAAAATAAAATTATTAGAAAATAAAAAAACAGGTAGAAACACATTGTTAATAACCGATAGAGAAAGTATATTAAGTATTATCAATAAAGATGGAGCCCAAAAATTATTAGAAAGGAATTAATCAATGGAAAATTTTTTTGATGTAATAACAAAACAAAAAGAAGGCAAAGAATTAAATTTATGGTCAGGAACAATGATTGATTATCTTTATAAGGTTAAAGAAAATCCCGAAATTGCAACATTTGCACCTGGTCGTATATATAATATGATTATGAAACATGGTACTAAACCTGTTAATACTTCATTAAAAACGAAGGGGTATGATGACCTCGTAAGTTATAACTTTTTTAATGAAAAGATTTATGGCACACTCGAAGCCATACATGACCTTATGAGATTTCTTAAAGCATCGGCCAGACGAACTGAAACCGGTAAAAGAATTTTTATTATGGTTGGTCCTGTGGCCTCAGGCAAAAGTTCAATTGCGTCTCTTATCAAAAAAGGGTTGGAGATGGATAATACACCTAAATTTACAATTACTGGCTGTCCTTTACATGAAGAACCATTACATCTTATTCCTGATATTGATAGATCTTTTTGGGAAGATAAATTGAAGGTAAGAATTGAAGGAACACTTTGTCCTGTATGCCAGAGAATGATTGATGTTGAATACACTAATAAGGAAGGTATTATAGCTTGGGAAAATGTTCCTGTAGAATCCTTTATATTCTCAGAGCAAAAACGGAAAGGTATAGGGACCTTTCAACCGAGCGACCCGAAATGTGTTAAATGGGATACATATTTATTTTCAAACGAAGGAATGCTTACATTTGAAGAATTACAAGAAACAGCACAATCCGACAATGATGAATTTGTTCCGCTGGAAATTGGTATATCTGGTACCAATGGTAATGAATTAACATCACATTTCTATAATAATGGAATACAAGAAATCATCAATATTAAAACAAAACTTGGATATGATATATCCGCAACTCCCGTCCATCCATTACTTACAATGATTGATGGTAAATTAGAATGGAAAGAAACAAAAGATATTGAAATTGAAGATGTTGTTGTTTTACAAAGAAGACAAAAGTTGTTTGGTAATAAAATTGACCTACCTGAATTTGTATATAATGGTCCTGAAAGTAGAGGTAAAAATAAGAATATTACATTCCCAAGTATTTTAACACCAAAATTATCAAAACTCTTAGGTTATATGGTATCTGAAGGTTCAATTGGTGAAAAGGCTTATTACTTCGGTAATAAAAATATGGATATTATAAATGATTTTAATCAATGTTTCAAAGAAACCTTTTCCATTGATACATATAATTATAATAGAGGTAATGATTATATATCAGTATGTAATTGGTCATCAAAACTTTCATCATGGTTACTAAATGTGTGTGGTATTAAAAAAGGTGCTTATAATAAGGACATTCCAAAAATTATAAGAACCTCAACCAAGGAAAATATATTAAGTTTCTTAGAAGGATTATTTTGGGGCGATGGTACAATATCTTCCAGACACACATTAAAGAGTAATAGATTTAAATACGATTCTGCCTCAATAACATTAGCAAAACAAGTTCAAATGATGTTAATGAATTTTGGCATTGTTTCTGCGTTAAAGAAAAAAATCATAGATAAAAAATTTACTTGTTATTCAGTTATTGTTACTGGTGATGATGTACTTGATGTACTTGAATTAATACCATCTTTAAAAAATAAAAAAACCGATGATGGAGAATTTATTAGTAAGCGTTATCATAGTAATTGGGATAGTGTGCCGAATATACAACCTTTATTTTCTGATATATTTGGTAAAATAAAAGATGTTCATGGTCCTATATATAAAATTAAAGACCTTATAAAATTTGAGAGGTATAAATCATATTCTGATTCATGGTCAAGAAATCCAAGAAAATCTACTGTTTTGGAATTTGTTGATGTAGCATCGAAATTTATTGGTTTTGATGAATCACTAGAAACTCTTAAATCATATGCGGATGGTAATCTTATATTTTTAAAAGTTGAAAATATTGAATTACAGGAACCCGACCAAGTTTATGATTTAACGGTTCCAGGAACACATTCGTTTTGTGCAAATGGTTTTGTTAATCATAATAGTCAGGACATAACAGAACTTATTGGCCGTGTAAATATGACAAAAAGTGCTAGATGGGGTGAAACGGATCCAAGGGCATTTGAATTTAATGGAGAGATGCATGTAGCTAATGGTGGTTTAGTTGAATATGTTGAAATTCTAAAAGCCGATACAAAATTTCTATATGTTCTTATTTCTGCGGCACAGGAACAAGTTATTAAATCCCCTGGTTTTCCACAAGTATATGTTGATGAAGTTATTCTTTCACATACTAACCAAAGTGAATTTGATAAATTCAAATCAAACAAGGATAACGAAGCCATACATGACCGTATGTATAAATGTAAGGTTCCTTATAATTTAAGAGTGGATGATGAAATTAAAATTTATGAAAAAATGATTAGAGAATCTGATTTTAAAGGAATCCATATAGCGCCTCATACTCTAAAAATTGCGGCACAATTTGCAATTTTAACGAGATTAACAGCGTCACCGAGAGTCACATCACTTATAGAAAAAATGAAACTTTATAATGGTGAAATGACCGAAAGTTTCAAAAAACAAGAAATGGATATTAAAAGTCTTATAGAAGAAGGAAGAAAAAATGGAGAAGGTATGTTTGGTATTTCTCCAAGATTTGTTATCAATGCACTAAATGTAGCCTTTGCGTCAAAGGAAGATAAAAATTGTATCAATCCAATTGATACAATAAGATCACTAAAACAAAATTTTGATCATCACATTGGAATAAGTGAAGAAGATATAACGAGTGCAATCAATATGTTGGAAGGTGATAAAGATTCTGTTGCCAAAGAATTTAAAGAAATAGCTAAAAAAGAAGTAAACATGGCATTTTTATATGCCTATGAAGATCAAGCCCAGGCTTTATTTTCTAGATATATGATAAATGCCGATGCGTTTTGTAGGAAAGATAGAATAATAGATAGTATAACAGGAGAAGATGGCCCTCCTGATGAAAAACTAATGAGGTCCATTGAAGAAAGGATTCAAGTTCCTGAGAATTCCAAGGAAATGTTCAGGAGAGAAATCTTTGTCCATGAATCCAGCGTTTTAAGAAATGGCGGAACATTTGATTATAAAAGTTATGATCCTATTAGAGATGCAATTGAAAAAAAACTTATGAAAGACCTTAAAAATGTAGTTAGTCTTTCTATAGGTGATACAACCACAACAAACCCAAAAGCACAAGAGAAAAGAAACGGCGCACTAAATACCCTTATAAATGATAAGGGTTATTGTAAACACTGTGCTAATATATTACTTACCTTTATAGGTGAAGTCCTGCGCCGAGAAGGTTAAGAATAGGAAGTTCAAAAGAATAGCTGATAAACATAAATACCTCCAGAAAGAAAAAAATCTGGAGGTATTTTTTTGTGGTAATATGTTGGGATAATATAGAGTGTTTAAGGTTTAATAGTAAAACGGGTAAATGGTATAAAGATAAGTACAAACACGGTAAAAGAATCAACACAAATTCTTATGAAATGAGTGAAAATTTCTGTAAAGTATGTGGAAATGAATACCTATTCTCCACTGGTAATAAAAATATTTGTTGTTCCTTATCATGTAATGTAAAATATAAAAACTCAATATATGGTATATCAGAAGAAACAGCAAAGAAAATAAGTAATACAAAGAAAGGCATACCTGTCCATTCAGAAGAAGAAAAAAAAAGAATGAGTGAACGGATGAAAAAGAGAGTTGGTCCTTTAAATTCTAATTGGAAAGGTGGACACAGAACAGAAAAGAAAAAAATTTATGACAGTAAAGAATATAAAGAATGGAGAAAATCAGTTTTTAAGAGAGATAATTGGACTTGTAATTTTTGCGGACAAAAAGGTTATAAACTAGAAGCTCACCATATAAAAATGTTCAGTAAATATCCAGAATTAGTTTTTGAGGTTTCTAATGGCATAACTCTTTGTAAAAAATGCCATCAAACAATGGTAAACAATAAAGAACACCTTTTTGAAGACTTATTTACTAAAATACTATGTTTACAAACCTCACAAATTTTAGTATAATAATTCCTATAAAAATAAATAAAAATAATTTCAGAAGTGGTTCCAAATATAACAATATATAAATTATAAAGGAAAAATTATGAGTAATTATAGAATACTTAAAATTCCAGGTGAAACGGAAGAAGATACTTATTATACAATTCAAAAGAAAAAATATTTTATTACAGATATGAGAACCACTTTTTTTGGATTTAAACAACTTTATCAAGAAGATTATACATGGGAAGATATTACTACTTATATTGGAGAACACATGTCTATGGAAATTTTTGAAATTAAAGAATATACTAATATTGATAATACAGTAAAAGCTATATTTGAATTTATAGAAGAAGATGAAAGGATGGAATAAATGGCAATTATTGACCACCGTGATTGGGGTTTAAGCGGACGAGGTATAAAAGATGCTCAACGCCATCGTGATAAAATAGATGATGCTATCCGTAAGAATGTTAGGGACGTCATTGCAGAAGAATCAATTATAACAAGTAAAAAAGGCAGGAAAGTCCGTGTGCCTGTTAAGGGATTAAAGGATTATAGGTTTACTTATGGAAATAAATCAAATGGTGGTATTGGGCAAGGCGATGGAAAAGAAGGAGATATAATCAGTTCTAAAGATAAAAATGGTAAACCTGGTAAACCTGGTAATGAAAAAGGTGAATTTTATATGGAGACGGAAGTTGATATTGACTACCTTATAAAAATCATGTTTGAAGATTTGGGTCTTCCATGGATAGAAGAAAAATCCAAAGCCATGCAACTCATACCTAAAGGCTGGAAATTTGAAACCATTTCTAAAAAAGGTATATTTCCAAGGATACACAAAAAGAAAACAATGATGGAAGCTATAAAAAGAAATATAGCTTATATGTATGTGGTTATGAACGAAACTGATTGTAATGAAGAAAATGCCAAACGTGCCCTTACACAATCTAATAACGATATTAATGAAGCCATTTCAATTATAAAAGGAAATAAGCTAACAATTGATGAAAGTTATTATGTTATTGACGATGATGATTTAAGGTATAAACAAATAGATAGGGCCACGGAAACACATAGTAATGCCGTTGTTATTGCCATGATGGATACTTCAGGATCAATGACAAGAGAGAAAAAATATTTAGCTAGATCAATGTTATTCTGGATGAAAGAATTTTTACATAAAGTATATGAAAATGTGGAAATTCGTTTTATTCAACATACAACAGAAGCTAGTATTGTCGATGAAGAAACATTTTTTAACAGAGGAGAAAGTGGTGGAACATACTGCCATACAGCATTTGATTTAGCAAATAATTTAATTGAAAATGAATATCCTATAAGTGAATGGAATATTTACTGTATGTATATTTCCGATGGTGAAGATTTTGATTCTCCGAAAACATGTATAAGTATCAAAACCATGCTAGATAAAAAAATCAATATGTTAGGATATAGTGAAATTCTTATAGAAGATGGATTTTTTGGTAACAGAACATTATTACAAGATATCGTAAATAACTGGAAATTTAAAAAAACCAACCTTGACGATACTATATTTTTAAGAAATGATGAAAATAGGTTTCTGATATCAGTAATAAAAGATAAAAAACATATATGGCCGTCCCTTCGTCATTTTCTTTTTGAACCAACTAAAAAAAGTATAATATGAAGTTAACAGATAATAAAATATTAGAATTGGAATATAATCAAATAAAAAAGAAATGGTATAAACGAAAAAACGGTAAAATAACACAAACATTTATATTGAAAAATTCTTGTAAAAATTGTGGTGATCCATTTTTAGCTAATATACAAGTTAAAGGTTTATATTGTAATATTTTCTGTCAAAATTCTGGTAAAAATAATCCAATGTATGGTAAGAAAAGGCCTGATATAACAGGTAATAAAAATTATAATAAAAGGCCAGAAGTTAGAAAAAGAAGAAGTGAAATGATGAAAGGTGATAAAAATCCATCTAAAAGACTTGATGTTAAGAAAAAATTAAGTCTAAAACTATCAGGTAAAAATAATCCATCTTATAACGGAGGATACGCCAAAAAAAATATACCAGCATATAATGTTTATAAAGATAAAATTGGTTATTTTGAACCTGTCAAAAGGAACCAAGAAGATCCAAATATATTGGAAGTAAAATGTACCTGGTGTGGAAAATGGTTTATACCAACCTTATCAAAAGTATGGAATAGAATACAATCAACAGAAGGAAAAATGTCAGGTGAATGTAGATTTTATTGTTCTGATGGATGCCGCCATAATTGTCCTATATGGAATAAATCACCGGAACAGTTGATAAAGGAAGATGCTGTAAAGATTGGAAGACTACCCTGGTTAGAGTTAAATCGTGAAGTCCAACCTGAGCTTAGGAAAATGGTGTTCAAACGAGATGGTTATAAATGTATTAAGTGTAGGTCTAATGAGTCATTACATTGTCACCATGTGGAAGGAATTAGGTGGAATCCATTAGAATCGGCCGATATAGATGCTTGTATAACGGTTTGTTCGGATTGTCACAAGGAAATCCATAAGAAGGATGGTTGTGGATATAATGATATGAAATGTAAAATAGAAAGGATTGAATAATGACCAAACAAGAACTCCAACGATTAATAAAAATTGAAGGTAGGATTGTAAAAATTGCTAAAAAACACGGATTAGAATTTCATCAGGTGGAGTTCGATGTAGTACCTCCACAAAAAATGATGGAAATAATGGCCTATAGACTTCCAACTAATGTAAATAATTGGAAATATGGCAGAGATTATGAAAGGCAAAGAACAATTTATGAACATATGGACGCCGGACTTCCATATGAAGTTGTTATAAATTCTGATCCTGCCAGGGCATATTTAATGAACTCAAATACACTTGCCGTACAAGCACTTGTTATGGCACATGTTTATGGTCACGCCGCATTCCATACAATGAATAAACACCACGAAAGAACTCGTGGTGATATCTTGGATTATATGTTGGATGTATCTAAACGGATAGAGAAATATGAAAAACTCTATGGTATTAATGAAGTTGAAAAAATTATAGATGCCGGCCATTCAATTCAATTCCATTCTTCTCCTTTTGAAAGTTCAGAAACAGAAACAGACAGAAGAAAAAGGGTATATGAACAAAAAAGAAGAAAAACCATTGATAAACCAGTATCAGATTTCGGTGATATATCCGATGTGGGTAATATAAAACAAGAATATGGCGAAGATATGCACCTATATAACCAAAAATTATTAAAATCATTGGAACTAAAAACACCTGTAGAACCAACAGAAGATTTATTGAGATACATAATTGATAATTCTTCTGTATTAACTGAATGGCATAAAGATATTCTGGAAGCCTTGAGAGTGGAAGGACAACATTATTGGCCAACAATGAGAACCAGGTTTATGAATGAAGGTTTTGCCACCTATTTCCACGAAATTATAATGAACGAATTATTTGAAGAAGGCGACTTAACTACAAGTGAACATTCGCAATATAACTATTCAAATTCACTTGTACAAGCAATGAATCCCATATCTTTGAATCCTTACAATATAGGAAATGCAATGTGGAAAGATATTGTTGATAGATGGGATAAAGGCAAGTATGGATTTGAATATGATAACTGTGAAAATTATAATTTGAAAAAAAATTGGGATACCAAAGAAATGAATGGCAGGAAGAAAATGTTTGAAATTTTAGACTCATATACTGATTGGTTCTTTTTTCAAAATTTTCTAACACCTAAACTAATAAATGAATTAAAACTATATGTGTATGTAAAACAAGAAGATTGGGAAAAAAATGAATGGATTATTACTGGGCATGAAGCAAAAGAAATGGCACAAATAATTATAAGTAGTTTTTCCCATAGTGGTATTCCACAAATAGAAATCACCAATGGTAATGGTAATAACAAAGGAGATTTAATATTAAACCATAAATGGCAAAATATTGATTTAAATTCATTATATGCAACAGAAACAATGAAACATATTTACAATCTTTGGGGTAGATCAATATTTCTAGAAACAAAAGTTCTCGATAAAGATTATATGTATATGGTAAACGATAAAGATATTAAATCTGGATTTTTACAAATAAAATAAAAAGAATAAATTTACAAAATAAAACCCACTACATAAATATGTGTAGTGGGTTTTTTAGGTTTCCCGCATGAAATAATTATTAATGGAGAAGTTGAAATGCCAATTAAATACGACCAATATGTAAAACGTCCAAGAGAAGAATTAGAATACACAGAGGAACAAATAATAGAACTACAAAAATGCCAACAAGACCTATACCATTTTATAAAATATGTAAAAATAATAAATCCTGATAGAGGTGAAATTCCTTATGAACCATATGATTTTCAATTAGAATTATTTAATGATTTTTTAAATAATAGGTTTTGTATATCCTTATGTGCGCGGCAAGTAGGTAAGTGTTCTGGAGGAAATACTAAAATAAAAATCCGAAATAAAAAAACAGGTAAAATGGAAAACATTTCCATTGAAAATTTCTTTAATAAATTCAAAATCAACACGTAATTTTTCTGTCTCTAGTATAAATATATAATGAATAATAAAATACTGGAGGATGAAAAATGAAATGTAAAATATGTAATAAAGAACTAACCGAATTATCATTAAAAGTTCATGTTAAAAAACAACATAGTTTAACATTTAGGAATTATCAAATAAAATTTGGAGAAATAAAATTACCTAAATGCCTATATTGTGAAAAACTTTTAGAAGACATGCATCCTAATGTAAAATTCTGTAATAATATATGTAAATTGAATCACTCTAAAGAGAAAAAATATGGAAATATAAAAGATATACCAACATGTAAAATATGTGGTATGAAAAGTTTAAATCTTACGACCCATGTAAATAAATTACATAATCTATCAATACCAGAATATATGAAAAAATACAACCTATCAAAACTTGATGTCTTCCATCAATCCTATCTAGATAAATTAGGTTTAGAAGGAGAAAAAAATCCTGCCTTCAATCATGGAGGAAAATATTCACCATTTAGTAAAAATTTTATATATTATGATGAAAAAAAAAGACAAGAAGTAATAAAGAAAGCAAATGAAAATCGGACCTATAATACCAGGATAGAATATTACCTTGAAGAAGCACAAGCCAATTATGATTTAGCTGATTGGTTATTGAAGCAAAGGCAATGTACCTTTTCCAAAGAAATATGTATAGAAAAATACGGCAAAGAAAAAGGATTGAAAGTTTGGAAAGATAGACAAGATGGATGGCAAAATACACTAAAATCCAAACCACAGGAAGAAATTAATAGAATCAATAGGAACAAAACAACAAAAAATTATCACAGTATATACATTTCAAAACCTGAAAAAGAATTACAGAAGTTATTAAAATGTAATAAACAAATTGATATATCTGGATATAAATTTGATTTAGGCAGAGGTAAAAAATTAATAGAATATAATGGTGATTATTGGCACTGTAATCCTAAAATATATCCATCTGATTATTATCATGAATTAATAGACATGACTGCTAAAGAAAAATGGAGCAGAGATAAGAAAAAAATAGATTATGCCAAGTCTAAAGGATATGATGTATTGGTAATATGGGAAAAAGATTACAAATCTGATCCTCAAAAAGTCATAGGAGAATGTATGGAGTTTATAAATGGAGCAACCTAAAAGAAAATTTGAAGCTATATATGATGTGGAAGATTATGAAATATTAACGGATACAGGATGGAAAAATATAAAAAAAGTTTGTGAAACTATACCTTACAATGTTTATAAACTATCCTTAGAAGATGGAAAATATTTAGAATGTGCCGATGACCATATTGTCTTTTCAGAAGATGAGGAAATATTTGTAAAAGATGTGGAGATAGGTCAAAATATAGATACCATCAATGGCCCAATACCAACATCATCAATAGAAAATATAAACAAAATAGAAAATATGTATGATATACAGGTAGATGGTAAAAAATATTATAGCAATGATATATTATCCCATAATACCACCTGTGTTGGTATATATGCACTTTGGTATGCAGTATTTAACAATAATAAATCTATAGGTATTGTTTCTAATAAAGAATCTAGTGCTAAAATGATTCTAGGGCGAATTAAACATATGTGGGAATCATTACCTATATGGTTGAAACCAGGCGTTAAAGAATATGCCAAAACGGGTGTTGTTTTTGACAATGATACTAAAATAATTATATCGGCCACGTCACCTGATGCTTTCCGTGGAGAAAGCATGAACTTATTAATTTGCCTTGGTGGAGAAAATGAGGTTAAGGTTAAGGATAAAATAACAGGTGAGATAAAATTTATATCCATAGAAAATTTGTATAAGGAATTAGAAAATGAAAATATGTTGGGATAATTTGGAAAATATAAAATATACCACAAATGAATTTTTTAGAGATTTTAAAAATAGTTACAAGGAGAAATTATGAACTTGAAACTAAAAAGATTTATAGAAAGGAACAAACGTAGGAACAAACACCTATATAAGGATGGACTAATAGAAGGATACGACTATATTGTTTGTCCTATAAGTAATGAAAGACTCTCAATGATAAAATCCACTTATATAACAAAAGTCCTTGGAATAACAGTGCAAGATTATGATGAAAAATATCCAAAACAACAAAAAATTTGTACTAAAAGGATTGAAAATATAAAAGGAGGCCTAAAAAATATTGATGATGAAACAGGTTATACAAAACATCAACTCTCTATAATAAATTCCGGAAAATCTTTAACAGGTTTAATAAGAAAAGATAATATAAAACAATATAATATAACTTTTAGGAACTTACATGCATATTATAACAGTTATGTCAATAAAATATCATATTGTGAAGAAACCAGAGAGGATCCAGACAATAAAGAATTATTACAAGTCAAATGTACATGGTGTGGTAAATGGTTCAATCCTACCAATAAAATTATTGATAACAGAATAGGCGCATTAAACGGTAGAAAAACTGGTGAGGGGAGGTTATATTGTTCCGAAGGATGCAAGAAATGCTGTCCTGTCTACAATAAATCACCGGCTACTTTAATGAAAGAAGATACCATAAAAGCTGGAAGATTATCCTGGTTAGAACTCTCTAGAGAGGTCCAACCAGACCTCAGGAAAATGGTGTTTGAAAGGGATAAATATAAATGTATTAAGTGTGGGAGTGAATTATCTTTACATTGCCACCATTTGGAAGGTATTAGGTGGAATCCTTTGGAATCTGCTGATGTGGACCAATGTATTACAGTTTGTAAAGATTGTCATAAGGAAATCCATAAAATACCAGGATGTGGTTACCATGATATGAGGTGTGAGGATATATGACTTATATAAAGAATAATAAATATGAAATATTAACACCAGAAGGCTGGAAAAATTTTGATGGTATAAGTTACAATGGAGAAAAGGATCTTATAAAGGTTTCTACAATAGATGGAGATATAATAGGCACAGCAGACCATAATGTTTACATAAATGATGAAAAAATAAACCTTGGTAAGATTGGCGGAAAGAATATTGGAAAAGATAAATCCTATGATATCATTAATGTAAAGAATTATAGAAACAGTTTTCTTGTGTGGAATAAAGATACCATGAATTCCAAAGGAGTGGAGACATCCAATTGTGATGAGTTTGCTTTTGTACCTGGGAACCAAGCCGAAGAATTTTGGGCAGCCAATTATCCTACAATCTCAGCCTCAATAGAAGCCAAAGTAATTATCATTAGTACACCTAATGGAATGTTCAATATTTTTCATAGACTATATAGTCAAGCTGAAGTTGGACAAAACACTTTTAAACATAAAAAAATAACTTGGGAAAGAGTGCCCGGTAGAGATGAAGCATGGGCAGATGAACAATTAAAAAACCTTGGGACTCAAAAATTTGCACAGGAATTTTCTTGTGCTTTCCTTGGTAGTACCAACACAGTTATTAGTCCAAGGATCTTAAAAATCCTTCTTACAAAAATAAAGGAACCAAAAATATATGATATGCATGATAAATTAATGTTATGGGAAAATCCTATGGAAGGATGCACTTATATTATTGGAGCCGATCCCGCAAAAGGAACAGGTGAAAATTTTTCCGTGGCTCAAATATTGAAATTAGTTAGTATGAAACCAATTAGGTTGGAACAAGTAGGAATTTATAGAGATAATAATACCGATGTTTATATGTTTGCGGAAATACTAAATAGATTATGTTACTATTATAATAATGCCCATATAATGTGTGAAAACAATGGCGAAGGTGGTGCTGTTATACAAAAATTATGGTGGGATTATGAAAATGAAAATCTTGTAAATACCGGATCAAAAAATGCCGATCTTGGAATAAGGGCAACCAGAACATCAAAACCAAGGGCAGTTTTATTGATGAAAAAACTTATAGAAGATGGATCCATAAAACTTAAAGATAAATATACAATAGAAGAATTAGCATCCTTTATAGAAGAAAAAGGAAAATTCTTTGGAAAAGATAAACCAGATGATACCGTATCCGCATTATACTGGGCAGTTTATCTTTTAGAAATGAACATATTGGAAGAAAATTATGAGTTTATCCAAGATAAAGATGATGGAGACATTTGGGGCGTATTGTCCGATATCGAGGCCGATGTTGAGAATTGGGAATGGCTAAATAATAGTAAATTATATGATTAATTACAAACCATTTCATGATAACCACAACCATCCTTCTTATGGATTTTTTTATGACATTCCTTACAAACCGTTATACATTGGTCTATATCCGCACTTTCTAAAGGAGCCCACCTTATACCTTCTAAATGGTGACAATGGAGGGATTTATTAGACCCACACTTTATACATTCCCACCCATCACGTTTGAATACCATTTTCCTTAATTCTGGTTGGATCTCACGGTTTAATTCCCACCAAGGATGCCGTCCGGCTCTTACCGCATCTTCTCTTATCAAAGTTTCAGGTCTTTTACCATATATAGGACAATTTTGTTTACATCCATCTGAACAATAAAAACGGCTTTCACTATTATAATTACCTTTTAAATATTGTGATCTATGGTGTGCAGCATTTACAGTAGGTATATACCATCGTCCACACCAAGTACATTTGATTTCCAATATATTTGGATCTTCTTGATTCCTTCTAACAGGTTCACACCAATCCAATTGCAACACAAACACATCATATAATGGAATATCCTTTTTACTATATATATTTGAAAGAACGTCACTCAATTTCTTTTTAGTTTCTTCGGTATGATGTTTACCCCACATTGGATGATCTTCACCCGAACATTTACCCTTTCTAGATCTACTTATCCTTTTTTTAGTTTCCTCTGAATGGATCATACCATATCTTACTGATTTTTTACCTTTTCTTCCATATTGTGGATTATTTTTACCTTTATTGGCACAAAATTTTGTACAAATCTCATTTTTTCTTTGACCTATAAAGGGTTCTCCGCATAATCTACATGCTTCTTTATAAACATATATATTATAACCTTTACGCCACCTACCTTGTCCTATATACCTTAATCCTTCCAAATTATCCCAACAAATCTTCATCACTTCCATCCTTAACCGTTTTATAAACCTCAATAATATAATCCCGTAACATTGCTGGTAGTTTTACCTTTTTGGAACGAAGATAGGCAATCATTTCTTTTATTTCATCGGAAACCTTAATATTATATAACGAATCGCCTGCACCACTTATCTCTTTTAAAATTTTCATATATTCCTCTATATTTTATTTTACTTTTTCTATAAATATTTATACCAAAATTTTATATTTTTCAACATAAAACTTTTTCAAGGCATAAATATAAATAGGTATAAATTATATGATTAAAAGGAGTATTTGTAAATGTCAATGACAAAAGCCGAACTAACAGAAAGAATATATAGAGAACTTGGGTATCCTGTTATAAAAGTAGAATTGGATCCACAAAATATACATGATAGTATTGATACTTCCAGAAGCAAATGGATTAAATGGGCCGCAGGAAATGCCACACAAGAAGTTTTTTTAACCAAATTAATATCTGCTGGTGAATATATTTACGATTTACCTGTAGGTGTCATTGATGTTTTATCTTATAGTACAAATACAGGAGGGACAGGTATAAATACGCTTTTCACCTTGGACAATTTTTTATATAACCAAGGAATGTTTGATGGCTTACTAAATACTAAAGGAGGTGGAGATGGATATAATCTTATTTCCTACCATATATCATTAGATTTTCTTGAAACATTAAAAAGATATACCGTAGATAGATATAATTGGAAATACCATAAATACACAAACCAATTAGAATTGCACCCAGCACCTCCAAGTGGTGGCTCTATAACTTATACTGATGAGGATGGAAACGATAAGACTATTGATTCTCCTGGATGGGTTATGATCCAAACATATATGATAGAAGGAAGTACTTTAAGTAATTCATGGATACGAGGAGACTCAAATGAAGATTTCTATGGAGAAGGTTGGATACTTGACCATGCAGTAGCTCTTTGTAAAATAAAATTAGGTATGATAAGGAGAAAATTCGCATCTTTTAATTCAATAGGCAATGTAGGAATAACAATGGATGGAGATAGCCTTGTAAGTGAAGGTAAAGAAGAAAAGGAACGATTAGAGGAGAGTTTACGCCTTGAGGAAAGTTTCGAGGGAATGGGTATTTTTTTTGGTTAAGAAAATGGCTTTAATAAAAGTTCATTACGATACCATATAATACTAAAAATTACAAAGGTTGGATAATAACAAAGGAGTAAAAATGTCAAAAGCAATAATGTCCGCATATGAACGGATGCTTCAAAATCCAGAAAATAGAAAACGATCACATATGCCACAACCAACGCCAGATGGCCTAAAACAACCTACAGCAATTAAGGAAAAAGTGGACCCATTTCAACCAACAGAAATTAGTGCCGAAGATGCCGCCATGATTGCCGAAATGGATAAAAGAATGGCAGCAAAAAAAAGTGGATCGGTAGTAAAACCACAATTGAATGAGATGGAAAAAATCAATGATAGACTAAATACCATTGAACAAACATTGATGGAAATTATGAAAACCCATATAAAATTAATAAAAAGACTTTAACAAATAAGGAGGACAGGGTTAGCTACCTTGGTCAGATACCTTAGTTATTCTGACCTAACTCCTAATAATTAACTACTAAGGAGAAAAATTATGAATTATAAGAAGATTTATAAGGACTTGGTTACTTCCAGAAAGAACCGGATGATAATTGAAGGTGAATATTATGAAAAACACCATATTATTCCAAAATGTGTGGGCAGTAAAGATAAAAGTTTGGTTAATTTGACGGCCAGGGAACATTTTATAGCACATTGGTTGCTTACCAAGATGTTTATGGATGAAATTATTACAAGGAAAATGCTGTTTGCTTTCGGTATAATGAGGCTAAATGGTAATGGACAAGGAAGAAATTTATCGTCATGGCAATTTGAAAAGGCAAGGAAGGCATTTAGTAAGGTAATGACTGGTAAAAGTAATCCTAATTATGGTAAAAAATTCTCAAACGAAACAAGAAAGAAAATGAGTAAGATAAAAAAAGGTAGAGGTAATCCAATGTATGGAAAACACCATACAGAAAAAACTAAAAAAAAATTAAGATTACATTCAACCGGTAAAAAACATTCAGAGGAAACCAAAAGGAAAATAAGTGAAAACCATGCCGATTTTAGTGGTAAAAATAACCCAATGTATGGTATATTAGGTAAAGATCATCCGCTTTATGGTAGAAAACATACCAAGGAAACCATAAGGAAAATGAGTGAAATAAAGAGAGGTAAGAAATTCTCAGAAGAACATAAAAAGAAATTAAGTGAGTGTAGTAAACGAGAAAATCTATCAGGAGAAACGAGAAGGAAGATGAGTGAAGCGAAATCAGGAGAAAATAATGGAAACGCTAAAATATGGACTTTTATATATAATGATGTAGAAATTACCATAAAATCACTTAAAACCTGGTGTAAGGAAAACAATTATAAATACAATACAGCAAAGTGGAGGATTCATAGAAATTTATCCATATAAAATTGATAAAGAGGTTAAAATGAACGATACAATAAGAGAAGTATATGGAAGAAGAATTATGAAAACCCATATAAAATTAATAAAAAGGTTGAAATGAGAGCGAGTCAATTGGCCAAACCAAAATGGGAATTATATGATAACAGTACCTCAATGGAACATGACTTATTCATATCTGGTATAGTTGAATATACCGATATTGGTGGTATAAAATGTGATTATTATGTTAGAGATACGGATACCATAACCATGGACACACTTTACGGAGAATCAAGTAATACCGAATATAAATGGAAAAGTATAACTAAATTAATATATGAACCAACAGAAGAGGCCGGTATTACAAATTCTTTTGGAATAGTATCCGAAGACATAATACAATTTGCAATGGTTCCAAAATACACATTTACCAGAGATGTAAGTGGAGCGACAGAACCGAAACCAGGAGATGTTTTAAGAACCACCTGGAATAGTAGGGCATATGAAGTGGTGGATGTAGGAGAAGAGGCAAGGATATTTCAATTAGGTAAATTTATATGGGAACTTATATTAAAACCATTCAGATTTAGTGAACAAAGTGAATCGGCTAAAAAACCATTATCTATAACAAGTGATAGTACCCTTACATCACCGATTACGGCTTATGGAGATAATTCCTGGATAGAAACCGAAAGTGATGAAATCCATACCTTATCAGATGTGGATACAACAATATATGGGATAAATATATAATATAAAAGGGAGGACAGGGTTTGGCCACCTTGATGGATACCTCGTTTATCCATCTTACTCCCATATAGTAAAACTTAACGAGGAGGTAATATTATGAAAATATGTTGGGACAATCTGGAAAGATTAAGATATAGTAATAAAACAAGAAAATGGTATAGAAATGGAGATACCTTTAAGTATAAAAATAAATGTTTGTATTGTAATGAACCATTTTTATACTTAGTAAGAAAAGGTATTAATGGCCATTATTGTACCGTGAAATGTAAAAACAGAGCGATGCCACCTGATAACAAAGGTAAAAATAACCCCAATTATGGTAATAAATGGTCTGATGAACAAAAAAAGAAAATGTCTATCCTAAAAAAAGGAACATTAGTGGGCGATCTTAATCCAGCAAAAAGATCAGATGTAAGAAAAAAAATATGAAAAAGATAAGGAAGACGGTTAAATGACTCCCAAAAAAATCACTTTAAAATATTTTCAACTTTCCGAATTTATTTGCCCTTGTTGTGGACAACAGCACATGCAGCAAAAAGTTCTTGAAATGCTGGATCACGCACGGGAGATTGCGGATATCCCGTTTTCAATCACTTCCGGCTGGCGCTGCCGTACTCACAACAAAAACGTTAACGGCAAACCGGGTTCAGCGCATTTGTATGGCAAAGCGGTTGATATTTCCGCTATCGGATCAAGAGTAAGATTCAAGGTTATTCGTGGACTGATTCAAGCGGGGTTTATAAGGATTGGAATTGGAACAGGATTTATTCATGCAGACAATGATGCCACTAAAGACTCAGAGGTTATATGGCTATATTAATAGTTAGAGGATAAATTATGATGTAGTGGATCATAGCAATATCTTTCGTGGTCGGTTTTATTGTAGGATGCCTTGTGGTTATATTTTATTTGAAAAACTTGATTGTTTGAAAAAGGAAAGAAATCATGCGGTATTTAACCGAAAAAGATAAGGAACTAAAAACCATAAAAATAAATGATCCGGAAGATTAACTTATGATTTATATACCTCACAAATAAGCCGGTGTGGGCAAGTTAGAAGGAATAAAGAAGACCCTAACATCCTAAAAGTCAAGTGTATTTATTGTGGTAAATGGTTTGTACCGAAACAATATAATGTAAGGAATAGAATACAATCACTTCTTGGTAATAATAATTATCCTGGTGAAAATCGTTTTTATTATTCAGATGGATGTAAACAAAATTGCCCAATCATAAAGAAATCCACCAAAAGGAAGGTTGTGGATATAATGATATGAAATGTAAGGAAATATAAATGAGTAGATTAAAAGAATATATAACGGAAAGTAATTTAACACTTGCTTCGGCCATTGAAGGTATTAAAAAGAATTGTAAACCTTTCCTTAAGGATATGAGAGGTTCCATTGGAACACTTGTTAGAATGCAAGGAGATGCTAGAAGAAAACCTATACTTTTCAAAAATATACGGAAAGAAAGAAACCCATTAGATACTCAAAAAGAAATTCATACCTATGCCGATGAATGGTTTAATAAAAAATTTGGATGGAGAGCAAGGAGTAATGTAATATTCTGTTGGGGTAGACCTTTTGGAGATATAACTTTTTATATTTCATCTTATTATTTAGTATTTCCAGTAGGTAAATATAAATATGTATGGAGCCCCGAAGTAAAAGATTTAACGGAATATTTGAATGCCGATAAAGAATTTTTTAGAGGCCAAGATATTAATAAAAATATTTTGTTACCTGTAATTGAAAAATTATTAAATGATGCCGAATATACCAATAAAAATATACGGAGAGCAGTATCACATGACAATGAAATAATGATAAATACTAAAAGTGCTTACATGATATCAACCTTATTTTTAAGAGAATTAGATAAAGAATTAGATATGAATTGGCAAGGAATTAGAAGGTAATGCCATAAAAAAATTCACCAAAAGGATGGATGTAAATATAATGAATTACAGTGTAAAAATAGCCATAATCAATATAACGGATAATCAATAATGGACACATATTTTTATTACAAAAGTTTTAGAAAATCAATCATAATGTTCTTGGACCTATTCAACGGAATAAAGATTGCCAGGTATATGTCGGATGGTGCCACAATTAGTAAATATGTGACGGTTCCAATCAAATTTTCGGCCAAGGAAAAAATTTGGCACTGGGTGGAACAGAGGAAGGACGATGAAATGTTACCAATGATTTCCGTTATGCTTTCGTCCATAGAATTTGCACCGGATAGAATGGGAAATAAAATACATAATGTTCTACATTCAAAAACACCAAGTGCCGGAATAATTACTAGATTTGCGAATCCTGTGCCATATAACCTTGGATTTACTTTAAATATATGGTCCTTACATATGGTAGATGCTGACCAAATAATAGAACAAATTTTACCATATTTTGCACCATATGTTATGACTAAAATAAATATACCAGAACTTGATTCAGATTTTGATGTGAAGGTTGTTTTCCAAAGTTGTTCACCTGATATAACACATGAAATAACGGATGAAGATTGGAGAGTTGTTAGATGGACAATGGATTTCATGGTACAAAGTTACCTATTTAAGCCTACCACTGATGAAAAACTTATCCAACAAACAATCCTCAAATATTATATGACCGAGGATTCATGGGCCAATAGGCAAACTTATAGTGATGGATCAACCGAAACAACCTTTACCAGTGGTGCTAGCGGAAATGAAGCCTATGCCTCAACCCACACAGCATATTCTCCATGGTATGATGCGGATGCAGCCATAGTAAGCGCCTATGAAACATTTGGAGATTATTAAAGGAAATAAAATATTATGACAATTACAACAACATTAAACCACAGTTCTCCGAGTAATTTTGAATTGTGTTTCCCTAAATTACCATCCGAAACAACTCTGGATGCCGGAGATGAATTTACATTGAGCATATTCTCCACGATTGTGCCATCATTGAATTTAGACTTAATAGAACATAGATGGATGGGATCAGCTACCCAAAGGGCCAGCGGAAATGTGGTTTTCGAGCCCTGGAATATAAATTTCATAGTTGATGTAAATTTTACCAACTGGCAACTTTTATATAATTGGGTTACCTACATAAATAATGCCAAAGATGATTATATAAAAGAACATAGTAATTATGCGGTAGACGCTACACTGAGGGTCACAGATAACTTCCAAGCGGAGATTTTTAAATTATTCTTTGTCGGTGTTTGGATTACCAATTTAGGGGAAGTCACGCTTTCCTATAGGGAAGGAGACCAAGTACTGGAGTGTTCGGCATCTTTTGCATATGATTATTTTGAGTCGCGTTCAACATAAATAATATAAGGAGGACAGGGTTAGCTACCTTGGTGAAATACCTATTCTATTTCACCTAACTCCTATAACAAACTGAATAGGAGGAAGTTATGAATTACATACAGATTTATAAGGATTTAGTTATATCTAGAAAAAATGGAATATTAATAAAAGGTGAGTATTATGAAAAACATCATATTACTCCAAAATGTTTAGGTGGTAAAGATAAAGGAATAGTAAATTTTACTTTTAGAGAACATTTTATCGCACACTGGTTACTTACCAAAATGTTTAAGGATAAAATTATCAATAGAAAGATGTTACATGCTTTTAGTTATATGGTTTCAAATGGATCAGGCCGAAGGAATTTAACATCATTACAATATGAAAGCGCAAGGAAAGCATTCAGTAAAGCAAGGAAAGGAAAAACCCATACCAAAGAGTCAAAAAGAAAAATGAGTAAATCTAGTAAGGGTAAAATAAGTAGTTTCAAAAATAAAACCCATACCAAAGAGTCAAAAAGAAAAATGAGTGCGGCAAAGAAGGATAAATATATTGGTAAAAACAACCCAATGTATGGTAGGAAACATTCAGAGGAAACTAGAAGTAAAATAAGTAAAAAATGTAAAGCGAATAATCCAAAAGCTAGAATTTGGACATTCATTTATAGTGGTAATGAAATAACCATAAAATCACTTAGAAATTGGTGTAAAGAAAATAATTATAAATACTCATTAGCCAAATACAGAGCAAATAGAAATATTCCTTTATAAAGAAATATTAAAAGAAACAAATGTGAAAAAATACATATGGTTATTGAAGAAGAATGGGAGAATTTATAAAATGAAAAATATAATAACCTGTATAATGATATTTTGTTTTTTTATGGTTGGTTGTTCACCGAAACCATTTATACCTACTAAAGAAATGACTACAGCAGTAAATCGTTGGTTTCAAAATTTCTGGATACCAAGTGATTACTATTCTTTTATCAAAGGTATTCCTGAGATACATCTTTGTGGATGTGAAGAGGTATTAATAGAAAAATATAATGAAAGGAATAATGAAAATTTAACAAAAATAGGATATGCTGGATTATCTAATCCAACACAAATTTGGTTAGTAGTTCATAAAACAAAAAGTGGGAAAATTATTATAAACCAATATGCTTTAGGACACGAATTACAACATTGGTTAAATTTTAGAAATAAAATTATAAGTAATCCAGATGAAGCATTAATGATGGATTATTATAAATAAAGGAGAATGATATGAGTATAAATATAGCATGTACATATGAGGACGCCGGAATTGTAAATATTGTGGAAATAAGGCCAAGTGAATTAACAGGGTACATTGAAATTGCTTATGTGGACAGTAATTCAGATTTGGTCCGAGTAACTATACCACACCAAGATCCTATAGCCACAAATGTTACATCAATAAATGGCCGCCTCACAACATAAATAAAAGGAGTGTAAAGAAATGGAAAAAACTGTTAAATTAAACAAAACAATGTCAATTAAATTATCAAATACTATACAGTTGATTAATGAACTTCAGAAACAAATGAACACATTAATAGAAGGTTATAAAGATGCTCTTGAACTGGAAGGTGATTGGAGGTTAAATACCCAAACGTGGGAAATGACTAAAATTACGGAAGGACCACCAGTGGGTAAATAACAACATAAATAGAACCAGGGAGGACAGGGCTTGATCACCTTGGTCGGATACCTTAGATATTCCGACCTAACTCCTAATAATTAACTTCTAAGGAGAAAAGTTATGGATTATAAAAAGGTTTACAAGGACCTGGTTACATCCAGGAAAAACAAAGAGTTGGTGGAAGGAGAATATTATGAGAAACACCATATTATTCCAAAATGTTTAGGCGGCAGTAATAAGGGCAATTTGGTCCATTTCACTGGTAGGGAACATTTTATTGCACATTGGTTACTTAATAAAATGTTTAAGGATGAAGTGGTCAAGAATAAAATGTTATATGCGTTTGGTGGCATGGCACAAGGACCATCAAAACGAAAATTATCACCATCACAATATGAAAAAGTAAAGAAGGCAAAAAGTAAAGCAATGAGTATAAGGATGAGTGGCAAAAATCATCCTATGTATGGTAAAACACATACAAAAGAAGCAAAAAGAAAAATAAGTGAAATTAATAAAGGTAGGAAACATTCAAAGGAAACCAAAAAGAAGATAAGTGAATCGATGACCGGTAAAAAGAATCACATGTACGGTAAAGGTTTAATAGGTGAGAAAAATGGTATGTATGGTAAAACACATTCGGAAGAATCAAAAAGGAAAATGAGTGAGGCAAAGAAAGGTACTCACCTTACAGAAGAACATAAAAAAAATTGAGTAAAATAGGTAAAGGACGAAAGCATTCTGAAAGTCATAAAAATAACATGAGCAAAGAATGGACATTTATATGGGAAGGTAAAGAAATAACTATAAGAAATTTGAGTAAGTTTTGTAGAGATAATAATTATAGTTGTTATAAAGCATCTTTCAGGATTAAAAATAATAGACCTTTATCTTAATAAGGAGAAACAATAAAAATGAACGTGGAATGTACTTACGGCGGAAATCAGATAAACGTAGTGGCCATAAGCCCTAATAATATTACAGGAAAAATAGATCTGGTCTATGTAGACAGTAATAATGATCTTAAAGTGGACACCATAACAATGGAGGCTCTTATAGCCACTAATTCCACTGTATGGGAATCAGATTACAAAAATAACTTTACAGCAACTATGGCTCCTACAGCTACAGATGATTCATCGATTGGTTATGAAGTAGGATCCCATTGGGTGGATACAGTTGGAGATGTAGCTTATATATGCGTAGATAATACAGCGGATACAGCAATTTGGAGACCTACAGGTGTGCCGAATCCATTAATATTTAAGGGAAGTATTGCGGCAGCTGGAGATTTTCCAAATGAAGCGGATGTTACAGTAGGATGGGTCTATTTTGTAACTGCTGATGTAACAGATAATCAGGTGGGAAAAACTAATACAGGGGATTCATTCCTAACTGGTGATGAAATTGCATGGAATGGTACCGCGTGGATACCAATACAATCAGCTGTAATATGGACAGATAATGGTTCTATAATTACAACTGCTAATACAAGTAGAATGGTCACAATTCCTAATACATTAATAGGTAATACAACCCCTATTGGAAGTTGGGCTGGTGACGGCGTTTCTTCAGCAGGCACAGCCAATATCACTGATGTCGGTGGGGCTGCTCATGGTTTAAGTCTTGCAGTTGGAGACCTGGTTCATATCTCCGCATCTACTACAGCTTCACATTTAGGATATTACCGAATAATAACCGCTGGCGCAACTACCGTGGTTTTAGATAGAGTTCTTGCTGCAACCGATACTGATTTAACTGTTACATTTTATAAAGATGTAATTTATATCGGGGCTACCGACGGCACCAATGGCCAAAGAATCACCGGCTATTCTCATCAAGACAAACCCCTTCAGATTGGTGGAGATATTCTAGCGGCTACAGGGCACAGCTTAGGGGGAGAAGATGTTCTGGTGGGTGGGAACTTGGAGGTTAACGGCAAACTTTGGCTAGATGGTGTATATGCTATGTCAATAGCTAGTGATTCATACATACAGATTTCAGGTGACAATTGGATACGCGTAAATAGTACCAATGGTTTTAGGTGGCTGGATAATAAAGCATTAGTCTTCGGAACTAATTCTCCTTCGTCCTTTCTTTGGGAATCAAACGGTACAAATGATTTCTTAAAACTAGCTTTAGCGGTTAACGGCGTGAATACCTCTGGAAATTTTGTTATAGGAGGGAATTTCGTTACTCAAGACTTCGATCATGCTATTTCAGTAAATCCACAAGTTATTTTGCATTCTGCCCTTAATCCTGACACCTCCAACAACCAATGGGGCAGCTTC